AAGCCTACCGTTAGCGCCGAACGAATACTCTGCGTTTTACCAAGACCAGTACAGCAATGTCTTGCGTCTGTATTTCAACCGTCTTGACAATTTTCTGGCGAATCTTATGGCAACTACTTCAACGATCCCGGTTACGCTGCCGGGCACTTACTTCGATGCCTTTGGCCGCCAGCGTGTAAGTCAGCCATATACATTATTTGATAGCCAAAACAGATACGCTGCTGATAATCAATTTGATGTTGCCACGACGGGTACCGGGACGACATCGTTCCTAACCAACGAAGCTTCCGTAAAGATGGAAGTCACTGGCGCTGGTGTTGGCTCAGTCATTCGTCAGTCGTATCGTTCATTTCCATATCAGCCTGGTAAAGGATTATTGGTACTTGCAACCTTTGTTATGGATAGCAGCACCAGCTCTAATCTCACGCAACAGGTTGGTTACTACAACGATCAGAATGGTGTGTTCTTCAAGCGTAATGGATCAACCAATTCATTTGTCCTGCGGTCTTATGTGACAGGTACGGTATCGAATGCCAGGACGGTAAACCAAGCGGATTGGAATGGTGACAAGCTAGACGGCAACGGGGCGTCAGGTCTGACGTTAGATACGAGCAAAGCACAGATTCTTTGGATGGATTTTGAATGGCTTGGCGTTGGGTCGGTTCGTTGTGGATTCATCATTAACGGGCAGTACATTGTTTGCCATACGTTTAACAATGCAAATGACATATCTAACGTCTACATGACTACGGCAATACTGCCTGTCAGGTATGAAATTAGTACGGCAACCTCTGCGGTGGCTGCAAGCATGAAGTCTATTTGCTGCTCGGTTATTTCCGAGGGCGGATTTGAGCAAACATCCATTGATCATGTGGCGCGACGAGAGACAGCATTTACTAATATTGATACGGCGGCTACGTTCTATCCCATCATATCCATACGCATGGCATCAGGCAGGACGGGGGCGGTAATTCTGCCCAACAGGATTCAGTTTCTACCTTTGACCAGCCAGAACTATGAAGTTGCGCTACTTAAGAACTCGACGTTGACTGGGGCCACTTGGGCTGCAACGGTACCGTCAGACTCTAATGTCGAGTATGACGTGGCGGCAACGGCAATATCTTCGGTTGGTACGATCTGTCAAACGGATTACATATCGTCCACTGGTAGTGCTGGCAATACCTCGACCACCTCGGCTGTTACTTACAACTGGGACTTACAATTAGGGGCTACGGTATCTGGTACAAGCGATATCTATACGCTTGGCGTAAGAACTGTATCTGGGGCAACAAAGGGCGATGGTGTTGGATCCATTTCCTTCTACGACTTAACCCAATAAAATGGGCTCTTGTGCGGAGTAAATTATGAGCGACGGCGGCCAATACAATTACGACTTTGGTTATGGCGACTCTGAGCAGGGGCAGGGCGAGGTATCCTCTGGTAATGCAACGTCTGGCACAGATTTGTCTTCAATATTTGGTGGCACCGGTACAGGGTCAAATACTGTTTCACGTTTTCTTTCTGGCAGCGCAACAGGTGGCGACAAAGCATTAGCAACGCTAGGATTTGGTATAGCTGCACTAGCATCCGCGTTAAGAAACAAACCACCAGAAGTAAAGATGCCTGTTTACAAGGAAGCCCCGGTATATAACCGTGCTCTTACTGCACCCATGCTTCCTCCTCAGCCTGCGGCACAGAAGTCCGCGTCAGGCCAAAACATTTATCAGCCCATGGTTGGGCTACCGTTATTTTTCAATCCAAATCCTTTTCAGTTCAATCCGACTGAAGCGGCTAAAAGGTATGGACCTACGCAGGCTGAAATTGCTGCCGGCCAGCAAGGATACTCGCAAGGACTTGAGAGGCTTTACCAATCACTTGGTCCGCAACCTGCTATCCAATTCAATACCACGGGCACAGATACAACCGCAGGTGGTAACAGCACAGTTTCTGGAGGCACCGATACGTCAGGTGGCGGACTGGCTTATGGCGGTTCAGTTGATGACTTGATTGTTGGTTATGCAGAAGGTGGTGATGTAATCAGCGAAGGCAGGTATCTGCGTGGTCCTGGTGACGGCATGTCTGATGATATCTATGCTTATATCGAAGGCGGCATGGCGGGCAAAGATCAACCTGCGCGATTAGCAAGGAATGAGTTTGTTATCCCGGCGGATGTGGTATCAGATCTTGGTAACGGTTCATCGGATGCTGGTGCAGATGCGTTGTACGAAATGATGGAGCGCGTACGCAAAGCTAGGCATGGAACCAAGGAGCAGCCGCCAGCGGTCAAGCCAGAAAAGGTCATGCCTGCATGAGTGCATTTGATCAAGAGTGGGATCGATGTGGCCCATGGCTACAGGCGGCTCTTGATCACGCAGGGAATTTGTTTGCGTTAGAAGATGTAAAGGCTGCTGTGCTAAGAGGGGAGGCGATATTCCTTCCCGGATTAGAGGCGGCGGTTGTTGCAGAGATACGGGTCTACCCGCAGAAAAAGATTTACAACTGCTGGCTTGCCGGCGGTAGCTTAGAGGAACTCAAGCTTGCCTTTGCGCCTGCTGTACGTTGGTATGCAAAGAAGGCAGGATGTGATGCAATTACGATCCAAGGACGGCCCGGTTGGCGGCGTGTATTTAACATGCGTGAGCGGGGCGTAGTTTTAACTGAAGAGGTGGTCAAATGAGCCTGGGCGGACCTTCAACAACTGTAACCGCAAGCGCACCAGAGTATCAGCTTCCGTACATATCTGACCTGTATCGCATGGGTCAGCAGATTGCGTATACACCCTATACGCCATACACAGCACCAAGGACGGCTGAGACTTCTGGCCTGTACCAGCAAGGTGTAGAGGCTGCACAGCAAACTGCTGCAACGCCTGGCATCTTAGGGTCCATGAATGTGGGCGGCCAGAATGTTGGCGTTATGCAGGCCTACATGAATCCTTACCAACAATCGGTAACGGATGTAGCCAAGCAAGCTGCGGTACGCGACTACAACACGGGCTTGCAAAACCTAAAAGCACAGGCCGGTCAGCGCGGTGCGTTTGGTGGTTCACGTCAAGGGATTATGGAAGCAGAGTTAGCCAAGGGGTTGGGAACTCAGCTAGGCAATATCCAGATGCAGGGATCTGCTGCGGCGTTTGAAAAAGCCGGTCAGCTATATCAGCAGGATATTCAGAACCAGATGCAGAAAGCTCAGACCTTGCAGCAGCTAGGTTTAGCCGATGAAGCAAGACGCCAGCGCGATCTTGATCTGATGTATCAGGAGTTTGAGAAGCAGCGTTTATATCCACAGACTCAGGCTGAGGCCTATAAGTCCATCATCTTTGGATACCCACAGTCGCCAACTCAGTCTTATTACAACGCCCCATCTAATCCATTTGTTCAAACGCTTGGTCTTGCTGGATTGCTGTACGGAGGAATGCGATGACTACAACCATGGCTCAGCCAGGTTTGGCTCCAGACATTAACTTGTTTGAGGCCATGGATATCTTCAAGAACTTTCCTGATGAAGAGCTTCCTAACTACCGTAACGATCCTAAGCTAGCGCTTGTTGCAGCCGCCGAGATGGATCGGCGTTTGCGTATCCGCAAGGACTTTGAAGCCAAGCAGCAAAAGCCTTCTGGCCCCATCATTGATCAGCTACAGCAGCAGTTGCTTGCGCCGCCGCAACCCATGGGTCAGCCTATGCAGCCCATGGCACAGCCTATGGCTCAGCCTGAAATGCAGCAACCACAACAAGGTCTTGGGGCGCTTGTTCCTGGTATGGCGCAGGGAGGACCGGTTGCGTTTCAGTTTGGCGGTGGCGTCGGTGCTGAGTTTGGTGGGTCATCAGATGAAGCTTTGGCGGCAGACGAAGAAAGGCGCAGGCGCGTCCTACAAGAAAAGCAGATGCAGGCTGATCGTGATCGGTATCAATTTCTTGTGCAATCAGGTGCATTAGAGCAGGCACAAAGATTGCGTGAAGCTAATCCAGAAGCTGCTAAACAACCGCCAGCGCCAAGTGCAAAACCTACTGAAACGGCCAAGCCTAGTGATCAGAAGTCAGACCTCAGTTCGCTCATTGCTCAATTAGCAAAGCTTCAGCAGGCACAGCAGCAACCTGCTGCACCTGCCCCAGTGGATCTCAAGGGATTAGAAAAGCTTGCTTCTGCTTATATGCCCGCCCAAGTTCCTGTCATGTCCATGGAGCAAAGGCGCAAGCAGGCAGAGGAAGAGGAAAAGTATTTACAAAAAAAATTCCCTGACACAGTCAGTCCCTTGGCCGAGCAGCTAGCCGCAGAGGTTGGTCAGCAAGTATCCCCCGAAGAAGCTAAGCGTCGTGCATTTATGAAGGCTGGTATTGCTGGCCTTGGGTATACAGGCCGCGACTTTGGCGCTGGGCTTGCAGGCATGCTTGAAGGATACGAAGGCACAAAGCAATCGGTTGAAGCTGCAAACAAAGAAGCTAAGACGCTTGCACTGAAAGCACGTCTTGCCAATGAGCAGTACAAAGATGCGATTAAGCGTAAGGATTATGAATCTGCGCGTAAGTACGCAGATGAAGCCGCGCAAATTCAGGCTGCTCAAGTAGAGGCGCAGAACAAAGCTAAGCTTGGAAAGCTCGGTGTTATGGGTGCCATGCAGGATCTAACAACGCCAAAGAGAGTTCCAGGTTCTGGCGCTGGCGCTGCTACCGGCATGCCAAAATTTGGAGATGCTGCACGCATTCGCAAAGATGCCGTTGAAGCTGCACAGCCAGAGTTGCGAGATCTTGAGAAACGTTACGATGAAGAATCTAGCCGGTTCCATTCGGCTCTTGGATTTGGGAAGCGTGGTACAAGCTGGCGGAACGATCCAAAAGAGATGGCTAAATTTGAAAGCGAGAAAGAACAAATTATTAGTAAATACGAAAGGCGTCTTTATCCCACGGTTGGTGCTGACCAAGGTGTAACAACGCTAACGCCGCAAATGATGGAAGCGCTTAGGGAATACGTTAAAAAACAAAGCGGTAAATAGGGGGCGCGATGCCTATCATAAATATCCCAAGTCTTGGTAGGTTTCGCGTTCCTGAAGGCACAACACAGGAAGAGCAAGACGAGCTAATTCGCGGTTTGGTTGCTATGTCAGGGGTCCAGCCCAAAGGACCTCAAGGGATTGGAGAAGTATTCAGTAATGCTGTAGCCAGAGGCGCCAAGCAAATGCTTGTAGGCACAGCATATGATTTGCCTGCTCTAGGATTGGCCGGCCTTGCAAAGCTAGGTTTTGGTGGTGCAGAAGAGAAAGCACTGGAGTTCTTAGGCAAAGGCGCCCAGCGTTATGCAGCTATTGAGCAGGAGCTTCCTACCCAATACAGGGATGTAACCAAGCTAGAAGGTCCCGGCCAATACCTTGGTTTTGCTGTTGAGCAGGCTGGCCAAGGTTTGCCTAGCATTGCATCCGCTTTGCTGCCTGGCGGTATTGCGGCCGCCACCGGGCGGGGTGCTGCAAGGAAGATTGCACAGGAAGCGGCAGAGACAGCCCTACGCAGCGGCGTTACCAGAGAGGTTGCTGAGCGCATAGGCGAGAAGGCTGCACAGGATGCTCTTGCTGGCCGCGCTGGATTGGCGATGATGAGTTCATCGTATCTACAGACAGCACCAGAATCCTTCCGCAATATCTTTGAAGAAACAAAACAGCTAGAGCCTGGCCTTGCGTTGGCCACAGGCTTGGCTAACTCATTTATTGAAAGCTATATACCTGGCAAGATCCTTGGCGATCTTGGTCTGTATGGCCGCACCAAGCTGGTAGAGAAAGCACTTGAGCGTGGTGGCTTTACCAAAGAAGCGCTGCGTATCGGTGCCAAAGCTTCTGGTATTGCTGCACAGGAAGGATTAACCGAGGCTGCACAAGACATTATCAATAGCACAGCCGTCAAGATTATTGATGAAAACTATCAGGTCTTCTCTCCTGAGAACTTAAACAAATACCTTAACTCCTTTGCAGCTGGCGCAGCGGCTGGCGCAGGACCCGGATTGCTTGGAGCGGCGGCCGATCGCACACGTCCAGTCCAGACGCCACCGGAAACTCCGCCACGTGGCGGAGTTATTTCACCTACACCCCCTGCTGTTGAGCCTGTTGCACCGCAGCAAGTTGGTGCAGTGCAGCAACCTGTAGCACAGGAAGTACCGCAAGCGCAGCCACAGGTAACGGTGCCGCCGGTTACTCCTGCCATGGAGATGCCGCAAGCTGTTCCGCCGGTTCAGCCTGTTACTGCTGCACCGCAAGCTTCCTTGCCAGCGG